GGCTAACTCAGGAAGCGTATCTACCAACAGCTACTCAGAGACTCAGCATTCTGAATATCGCTCAGCTTCTAGGATACGTGCCTACAAACGGTTCACCAGCTACAGGTACGGTTACTCTTCAGAATACAACAGCTAATCCAATCACAGTACCCGCTGGCACTCAGATAGCTACTAGCTTCCTTACTGCTGCTGATGCTCCTATCATCTATCAGATAACATCTAACGTAACTGTGCCAGCTAATAGCACCGCTTCAGCCAATCTTTCACAGGGACTAACTTATACTTCAGTAATTTTGGGAGTGTCAGATGGAACAGCAGGCCAGGAATTCGAAATCCCGCAAGCTGGTGTCGAAGATGGTACTGTTACTGTATATGTATCAAGCGCTCAAAGCCCTATTAAATGGAATCAGGTAACGTTCCTAGTAGACTCTGATGCTGACGCACAGGTGTTCTCAGTATCCGTTGACCAGAACAACATTACTAGCGTGCAATTCGGCGACAATATTAATGGTGCCATCCCTGGTATCGGACTAACTATCACAGCTACGTACACAGTAGGTGTGGGTTCCCTGGGAAATCAGGGAGCGGGTCTAGTTGGTGCTATTGTTAATCCTATTGCCGGAATAGTAGTGCCATTCCAGTCAGCAGGAAGCTCTCTCTATCAGTCATCAGCTATGACAGGTGGTTCTGATCCTGAGACTAACGACCAGATCAGGGCTAACGCACCACTAGCTTACACAACTCAGCAAAGAGCGGTTTCCCTGGCAGACTACGCTAACTTGTCCCTGCAAGTTCCCGGTGTTCTAGTAGCTAATGCTATAGCTAATCACGCTACTAGCGTTACTCTGTATGTCCTTGGTCCTAACTACCAAGCTGCTAGCTCTGGATTGCAGAATAATATACTATCCTATTTTGCAAACAACAGGACTCTGGCTGGTACAACAGTGACTATCGGAACACCAGCACTTATACCAGTAGACATTGGTTCCTCTGGAAATCACGTACAGCTACAGGTTATGACAAACTACAACCAGGGTGTAGTCGTAGCCAACGTAACGACAGCCTTGCAGTCTCTACTGTCACCGCCAAACTCTCAGTTCGGCCAGCTTCTTCAGGTGTCGTCTGTGTACAGTACAATTATGAGTGTGCCTGGTGTTGCTTATGCTGTAGTTAATGTTATGACCAGAGAAGATATTACACAGACTAACACTAATCCTATTCAGTTCCGCCAGTCCGAAATCCCGGTGGCTGGTACAATGTATATTACCGCTTCGGGAGGTATCCTATAATGACAGCAGTTCAGTCAATTTATCCTAATGGTATTTTTACCTGGACGGACAGAGTAGATCAGGTTAGCATAGACTTTGCTAATGACTCTAACTCCCTAGCCTCTGAGATTATCTCGATTGAGGGAACGCTAGGAACAACACCAGAAATTGAGCCTCATCCTCCTTACGGTAACGCGATTACTTATGCCACAGTTAGTTCTCGTATCACTGACGCGATGAACAACAGTCAGATGATTGTGTGCTCTTTGACTAATCCAAAGATTACTCTGCCTAATAACACAGTTGGTCAGCTTAACACGTACAACCTGAGCTACGACCCATTCAATATGTTTAACGGCGTTGACATAACTATCCCGGCTAATGGATGGTGGCTAATCACAGCTACCCAAACATGGTCTGGCTGGGAAGACGGTTACAGCCACTTCAGTCTATGCCTAAACGGAACAAGTAACATCATCGCTGATGATCTTATCAACTGGGAATTCCCCGGCAACAACACAACTGCTGGACTTCCCGGCAGATGGCAGCAGTTTGGGGCTAGGTCTATTTCTACCGCTATTACGTGGCAAGGACTAGCACATGCTGGTGACAGATTCAGCGGCCTGTCCGAGAACGGTACTTCTAATGCCGCTCATGTGGTTACTAATCTTACAATGAAAGCTAGTATGCTCCGCAAAGTAAGCGGAACCTTTACTTCAGGATAACAATGGCTGTTTACGGAATTACCAAGTACGGCACAGACGTATACGGTTACGACTTTCCTCCTGCGTACAGAGTTGATCCTTTTGCTGCTATAGCAACTGACTACAGCACAATCTCTCTGTCATGGACACAACCTGTGGGTACGATTCAAGCCTATAGGTTAGTTCGTAATCTCTACGGTTATCCTGTTGACCAAGACGACGGCGAAATTCTTATTGATTCTCTGAGCTACCCCGGCTCTCAGTACAAAGACGCATCAGTAGTTCCTGGTACGTATTATTACTACGCCATATATGTTGCTACCAACCTGTCAACATACACATGGGTTAGATCAGGATGGACAGCTTGCCTGGCGATTAAGAACTTCGATTCCTACCAGACTATGTACGACCTGATCCCTGAGTATTACATCAGCACTACAGGTTCGGGTGACGTTCTAACTCAGAACAATGTGACCAACACGGCGCTGAGTCAGTTCATGCAGGTATTCGGCTGGGGAATGGACCTTATCAAGACACAGTACAACACCTATCTTGATGTCAACGATCCCTGGAAAATTCCTCAGAGTCAGCTTTACAATCTCGGTCAGCAGATGGGATTGAATATCAATCCTGATATACACCCGTACACCTTGCGTAAGGCCATTCAGTACAACGCTACAGTCAACCAGTACAGAGGTACGCACGACGGAATACAGACAGAAGTTTCCGCTCTGACAGGATGGAATATTGATCTTCAGATAGCAGCTAACTTCATGCTAAATAACGATCAGTCAGCATTCATCGACCCTGTTTATCCTGTCTGGTCAGCCTACATTAACTACGCTCTCAACGAACGTGTTATGTATGGCAACTACTGGTACAAGTGCATTCAGGCTTCAGGAAATATTGGTAACGCCCCTACTGGTACATCTGGTAGCAATACTTGGTGGCAAGCGGTTCTAGGTGTCAATGACAACACAGTCCTTCTTAATCCCCTGACTGGAAATCCTAATACCTGGGATGTCTTGTATCCATCTGCTACTAATGGCGCTGCTGCGGCCAACTCTATCTATGAGACTATCGGAGTAGCCAATCCTACCTCTGGTTCGATGTTTAACTACAACAGCTTGCAGGCTATTAACAACGGATCAGCGCAGAATGTGTGGCTAAGATCAATCGCCAGAACAACTGCTGACTTGCTGACAACCACAACAACTTTCGCTCCGAATAAAGATCAGGTAGTTGGAGATGGTATTCCTGTACCTTACTCATCACCGTATCAGCAGTGGACATCAGCTTCATGGGTTGACACAAACCAGATAGTTACGTACAACAATCAGCCGTTCATAGCTCTGAGACAATCACTGAATGAGATACCGCCTTACTCTACAATAGGTGTAGCAACAACCGACTGGGCACCATTAAGCTTCGATCCAAGATACAGAATTTGCATCAGTGCGTACTGCACAGGTTCAACAGCCATAGGTGTTACACCTTTCGTTGAATGGTATGACTCACAAGGTAACTTCATCACCAGGATTTTCGCCAGGACAGCTACTCCTGGTGTCGTAGCTGCTCCCGCAAACCTGGCATTTGATTCCTTTACTACGAACGTTAACGGTACTATCTCTGGTCGTACAACAGATGACGGAACCTACACTTGGTCACAGCAGGCAGGCACATTCCAGATTTCCCCAGTCAATAATGGAAGCGTTTATCCTCAGACTCTAGGCCAGAGAACTTATGCTCTTATAAACTCAACAGCTAACACACAAGTTGGCGTTACGTTTGTAACAGGACCACAAGCAGGACAATCACAGGGAATTATCTGCCGCTGGATGAATGATACTCACTACATCAGGGCAGACTGGACAACACTAAGGACAAATAATGGTGGCGTATGGACAACTCTCGGAACCTTCTCATCCGCTTTCGCAGCAGGAGATAGAATGGTTATTCAGCTTAATGGAACCTCCATTGTGGTACTCAAGAATGGTGTCTCAGTTCTATCCACTACAAGTTCCTTTAACCAGACAGCAACCTACCACGGCATGATCGTTGAGAATACATGAGCAATTACACAACTAACTATTGCCCTAACCCGTCTTTCCAGCTTGGGCTTCAGGGTTACTCAAGCATACTTAATGGTGTTCTGGTTCTTGATACTTCCAAGAAACTATTTGGTGCTGCACAATCGCTGAGAGTTACAACTCCTGGTTCCCATGCTGGTGAAGGTGTTATCACTGCTGGTGGTGTGATACCTACTAACTCTGTGTCAAGCGTTAGCTTGTACATTCAGGGTGCCGGTAGTGTACAGGTCACTGCTGTTACAAATCCCGGTGCGGTAGTTCAAGGTAGCACGCCTGTCACCCTGGTTAATAACTCCTGGCAGAGAGTTGTTATTAACAACATCTCTTGCTCTCCCGGTCAGAAGCTTTATCTTACTGTAACAACCTCATCAGTACAAGCAGCAACGTTCTGGATTAGCGGCATTCAAGTAGAGGCTAGCTCTCCTGCTCATCCATATTGTGATGGTGACCAGCCTGGTTGTAGCTGGACAAACACAACACCATCTATATCTGTACAGCCAAATGAATATGGTGCTGATGGTGTAGGAAACTCCATCGCAACCGGCAATATAGTTAACGTACTTCAGCAGGGAGCAACCAGTTCAACTGGTGCTATCGGAGGAATATCAAAGGCACTAGGTAACCGAGTTGCTGTCGGTTCAGCCAACCCAGTAGCCGTATTTGATGACTTCAGTATCTTTCAGCTTACTGACACTGATCCTGCCCAGACATATGTTAACTTGAAC